CCAGCCTCAAGGTTTGCGATAGTCAAAAGGGCCACAGATCCGTTGATTTCTCCTGCAGTAGCATCATCATAGAGATTACCAGCCGCATGAGTCCCCGTGTCGCTTGCATACTGATTTATGACGGTGTATTGCTCGGTTCTTAGCGCAGCTTTCGCAAATCTCATCGGTGTATCTTTCAACGCGTCCAGGTCATCATTAATCATCGCTTCCCAGGATATGTCGAACTGTCTACCGTATTTGTAGACATACAGGGTGTAGTGCGCCTCATCGCGTGTGCTGGCTAGATACTCGCCCTTCTCAGCAACCTTATCTAAGCGCTGGTCACCGCCGGTTACAGCGAATCTATAACCGCCTATCTGTGGGGCAAGCCGGGGTACGGTAGATGTTTTGACGTATTTCTTCCAGGCCGATTCAGTAGCTTTGTACTGAGCTAAAACCTGTCTGTCAAGAACATCACCGAACAGGTACGGGAAGTCTGATGTGGTCAATGCTTCCCGGAGTAGGAACTCGTGTCTATGTGCTGGGAGACCTTTGGCATTACTAAGCAGGTTGATAACCTCCATTAGTTTCTGCTCGTATCCCTCGCCCCTGTTCATTTGGTCAAGGGTGGCAAAGCCATTCCAGTCCTCCATAACTTTCATTAAGTCTGGCATTTGGATTTCCTCCTGTGTTATTTTTGTTCTGCTTTGAGATTTTCACCGCTTTCAACAGCGTGTTTCACCTGGTCGAGGGTAACAGCCCCCTCTTTAATGGCTAGATAGGTGTCGAAGTTCCTTTGAGACTGGTCATCCTCAAATATCGCCATTTCCTTTTCTGCAATCAGTCCGTCTATCTCCGCAATTCGCTTTTGATTCGACTCTACTTGTTTGCTAAGGCCATAACGCTCATAGGATATACTACCTATCTCTCCGAGGTAATTCTGTTTCCTCTTTTCCATTTCAGCGTAAAAATCCATACTTACTCCTTTTTTAACTTATTTAAGCCTGGGCTTCAGATACCATGATGTAACGAATGTTGCCATTGATAAGGCATCTCAAAGCGAAAGCAGGCGTGTCGGTATTGGCCGCATACTGAATAGCGGACAAACCTGTGAACGCAAATACGTTATCCGCAGTTGCACTTCCCGTGCCATTACCGTCATTAACGAACCGATGAATGGAATGCTCCGAGGCCGTTCCATAATCAGTAGAAACACCGGCGGCATACAGTTCTGACATTCCACCAGCAATGGCAGCAGCAGGAGCCGCGGCGTTTTTCGCGTGATAGGTTCCTCTGTGCCCAACTCCTAACCCAGTAACTGAGCCAGAAGTACCAAACTCTAAACCATCATGGCATCCATGGGCCACCGCAACAGCGGCATCAATGTAAGTCCTGTTTCTACCTGCCTCACCACTGCATCCAGCACCCGCCATTATTAGCTCCATGTATTGCCCTCGGACATCACCAGTTGTGCTTGTCGTTTCATACCTGAATTCCCTGAATATTTTGTCGGCATGAGAACTGGTATAGGGAACAGCGTGTGAACCAACTTTAGCTACTGGTAGTTCTGGGTCCCAATGTACCTTGACAGCGATTACTCCACTTCCACCAGCAACCATGCTTCCTAGTGCGTAACCGAACGGGATTTGAGTGTTACTGTCTACGATTTTGCTGATTTCCGCGTCACCTGTACCGTCAGCATCGGCAGCACCGGGAAGCCCACCAGCACGGATAAATAAGGGGTCTCCAATCTCAATAGCTACATTCCCATCATCATCCTCAGCGTAGACGGTCAGATTCCAGATACCCTCAGTGTCAATCGCAATCAAATCGGAAGTGGCCGCGCCGCTAGTAAAGGCCACGCCTACAGCCCGACCGTAAGTGGCCGGCACACCGGCATCGCACACAACAACCGGGTCACCCTTATTAACGAATCCATCAAGTATATAAGGGTGGATTAATTCGTCTTCACGGACGGTCAAATGTCTACCTTCATAAGTAGACGAGACTTCAGTACCGGCAGTTAAATCACCGGTGTAAACTCCTACTGTTATTCCTGGCATTGTAAGTTCCTCCTCGTTATTAGATTCTACTTAGCGCCCCGTGACAAAGGTATCTATCTGCTCTTCAGAATAATCGGGGAACGCTTTCTTGGCTGTCTCTCGAAGGGCTGCCTGGTCGGCTTCGGTTACTGCCTTTGTCGGCCCCATCCCTCTCACCTTGTTGGCCTCGGTTAAATCAGAGACATACTGCTTTTCAGCGGTTATTGCCTCGGCTATACCATCAGCCGTGTCGGTTTCCTTAAACCTCTCAATAAGACGTTCCTTGGCCTTGTCGGGTAGCTCTGCCGCATCTACAGCCTCTTTAATGGAGGCTTGAGCCGCGGCCTTTGCAGTCGCCTTCTCAGCTTCAGTTATCTTGCTCTTGAGTGATTCATTTTCGGTAGTCAGGGTGTCTACCTGTGTATTAAGTTGGGTTACTTGCTCTTCTAATTCCATTTTACGTTTCACCTCTCTTTGAATTCCCGACTTAATGTCGGCCTCGATAGCTTTTATTAAATCAGGTCTGCGATCCTTTAGTCCTGTTAACTCGATAAGGTCCACATCGCGACTCCTGTCTGATTCATACATGGTAACAATGCCGCCGGCGCCGGGCTCGGTAACAAAGTCAACCGACCGGGCACCGATTAGCTTCTCGATTATTAAAGTATCCTGGCCATCGACATTGCCTTTCGTCGCGCTGCCGATTGCGTTAATAGATATGCCCATTTCAGAGCGCATCTTCTTATCACGCAAGGCAGACAACTTTGACATCATCCAGGTCTCGATTACTTCAGCTATTCCAGAAACTACGCCGCTCTCGTCACACGTAACGTCAGTCAGTGTCGCCACCCAGTCCCTAACCGACCGCTCAGGACGGGCTTTATCTTCGGCCTCAGTGGGGTGGTCTGCATACATCTTCTGACCTTCGAAGATGCCGCAATCCCTTTTAAGAACTTCAGCCGGATAATATCTGTCTTTAGTGGCATTAAAGCCAGGCTTGATAATGATTACTGCGGCCCGGCCTTTGTCAAACTTCGCCTCGGTAAGTGCCTCAAACGTATGTACTAATTCCCGTGTCTCTGTCTCCTTTACCCATTTAGGTATGTCATCATCAATACCAAGGCTGCGGTAGCCATGGCGTATTACCCTTTTTACCTCAGATAGATATTTAAGGGGTATATCTACCTTATGCCCACTCAGCCCCCCTGGACTAAGCGCGGCAGCCGCCTTGCTAAGCTGAGGGCGTGTCATGCCCTTTTCTGTATTCTCCCATAGCCGCAATTCCCATCCGTCAGGGTTGTTAAGGTCGGGGGCATAGGCATAGGCTCTGTTAGGATATTGCTCACCCTCTTCTAACTTCATTGGCTCCAGATCATGCAACCATTTCAAGGTTCGCTTTGCCTCAGCTACTGCCTTCTTGACTTCCTTCTCGTCCGGAACCTCAGAAGATAGGAGCTCATTTATAATATTCAGTATTTCCTTTAGCCTCTTAGAATCCAGCGCGGCGTTGCGCCTGCCAGCCTCTTGTACCAGGTCGGCATTTAGAGCCTGCAATGACTCCATAGGTGTATAGACTTTTTGAGCTATAACCTTTTCAGGTTCTCCCAGTGTGGCAACGCCCTCGTTCATGCTAAAGCTTATACGATACGTCTGGCCGTCGATGTTATAAACCAGGGAGTCGTCAAATACCTCTTCGACAACGATTGACTTAGGCCGGGGTGACTCTGGAATAGCAACGCCATAATAAGATACCAGAGAGGCTTGAAGAGCATTGCGCCTTTCTTCATCGCTCATTGATTCCCGTCGTTCTCCCGCAGTCTTAGCCACCATAGGGCTACCACAATCAGCGCACTCCTGGGTATTACACTTGATGCCCTCGGCAGATGTCACCTCATTCCCGCATTTAGAGCAAACACAGACATGCTCGCCGTGGGGGTGTATTGCTTCCCTGGCTACCCAGGCACCGCCCTCTTTCTTGTAGATCTTTTCAACTGCGGCCCAAGAGATAGCGTGAGACTTTGGCTCGTCGCCATCGTATTGCTCAAAGGCAGCATTAAAAGCCTTCATGTAAATGTCCTTTGCCTTGTCGGGCAGGGCCTTTACGGTATCTGGTAACTCACTAATAGCGTTATACGGCATATTGACCTCCCTGTTCTTTTAAGTAAACCATCCATCCACACGTCCGACATCTTAAACAGTCTCTTACACCTAAATGCGGATGTACGAATTGCGACTTTTCCGTTAATGCAAATTTATTACAACGCTCGCAGAAATAACCTTCCATATTATCTCCTTAATCTTGCCGGGGCTATAGCGCATCTGCAATTCTTGACAACTATACCGCCTATATTGTATAATTCAGTAGAGGTAGAGGCATCGAATGCTTTACCGATAAAGGAGGTTTTATGAGCATTAATCAATCTATACGAATGAAAGAAAGGTGGTCTCATCAATCCGCTACTAGGCGATTGGCTATGACTAAAGCTGCCCATGCTGCCAGACGCGGACAGGAAAATACTATCGAAAGCAAGTTGGCAGGAGCTACAACTCGCCATATGCTCGGTATCGGTATAGGCTCCCGTGAGATTACATTTGCTCAAATGCTCGATGTTGCTGGTATCCACTACCGTCAACAAGTTCCTACTGGGCCTTATAACCTTGATTTCACCGTAGCAGAAGGTCTCATCGCCGTGGAAATAGTTACTGGCAGTGGGAATATCCGTGTAGCCATAAACCGCACACAACGCCGTGAATATGTCCTCAATAAGATGAACTTGTTTGAAGTAAGATTTGGTTATCCCGCCCGAGAGTTCGCACCTTTCGTCATAGAGCAACTCATCGCCTTCATTAAGGAATTGAGCATTAACAAAACCACGTCTGGTCAATACAGGGTGGTTAGGCCCAATGGTGAGTTTTATCCTCTTAGGAAATACGGGAACGGTTCCCCCACTCTTATTTCCCCTGAGCAAATCGCCTGTGCTATCGTTATGTTCACTAACAATATCTCTATTAGGAATATCAGGGTAACTTGCGGCATCCCCAGAAGGCAGCTCAGCAATCTCCTCAATTCTCTCAGCCTCAATCGCAATCGAGGGGCCGTCATATCGAGAACTAAGCATTTGGATTAGCGACCCATAAGGGGAAAATGAATATCCTTCAAATACTGCATCGGGATGCTGAGGGGGAGCCATAACGCCACCACTAAAAGCCTGGTTTCTCGGTATTACTCCTTCAGCCTCATTGGCCTGACATTCATCACTAACTTGGTCATCTCCAACAGTAACCCACTCCTTGCCGTCAATTCCCATCGCCTCCATGTTATCCAGCGAAGCCGCAGACAAAGCGTTGGCTGTCTCAGTTCTTGCTATTAGCTCAGCCCTTGATGCTAATGTTAGTCCTTTAATATCTGATGGAGCACCCCTGGCCATCCAATCAAATTTATGACGTATATCACTTTTAATTCCAGGTATTCCCCGCTTGTTCTTTATCCCATCTGCTATAACATTTGATATTTGCTTTCTGGTTTCCTCATTAAGTCCATCAACCAGCTTAGCTTTTGTTATGTGACTCTTAGCCCAATCTATAGCTTGGCTAATGGGTGGTCCTTCATAGGCTATTGGTACGCCCGCCTTTGTCTTGCCCCACGTTATCATCTCGGCCTGACCGGAAGCGTAAACAGTGGTTAGTTCCCCGGCCATCATAACCTCTAACTCGTCATTGAACGTAGCCAGAAGAGGGTCGAGAGCTTTCCTGGTATCTGAACCTAGGCTCTCTTTGACGTAATGGGTATATAAAGTCTCTAGCTTAGAATACGGAAACGCCCGCTCTAGCTTCAGGAAGTATTTAGCGAGTTGCTTTTCTAGTCTTGCGGCGTGGCTTACGTTCTTTGGGCTTCGTGGGTTCGCAGGTATCTCTGATTCCAATAGGCCGATGATCTGATTCAGTTCCGCTAGTAAAGTTGTCATGTATTCCTTCGGACTCCTCTTTGACTTCCCCGGTCTGGTTGCAATTTCTGCATGGCCTCATAATCAGGCCGTGCTCAAATTCAATGAACTTCCTCCCATTACATACTGGACACTTCATAGTTTACGCTCCTTTATTCCTTCTTATTTTTTAGCTGCCAGCAATGCTTCCTTTAATGGCTGTAGTATCTTCATTAGGGCTATCTCCGGGTGTGCCTCTGCGACTTCATCCTCAATCTCTCCCAGTTGCTTCAGGACTTCAGCCGGGTCATTGACGCCCAGGGTCATCAAGGCTATTTGCTTGACATCATCGCTTGCCTTAAACTCAGGCATAACACTAAGTATCTTAACTATGGCATCGGCGGCCTGCATCACGTCCTCAGGGGCTATCTTCGGCATGTCCATATCAACATATTGCTTATCGGGTTTGATTTCCCTATGGTCAAGAACTATCTCGTTAATGTCCTTATAGGCATCGAGCCAGACAGACTGATAGGACTGGAACATCTTTTGCATGGGGAGTTCAACCGTCTTAGCTGTAGCTAGGTTCCCGGTTGAGATATCTCCGAAGTATTGCTCTGATATCCCGACAGCTGAACAGAACTGGAGCCTGAGCATCCGGCCGTCATCATAAGCGTTCTTGGCCCCTGACTCTGTTTTAATAGCGGTTGTCTCAACGCCCGCGTTCTCGACTACTGTACTGCCAGCGGCTATCTCTTTCTCATTCGTCTTACCCTTAATAGCGGAGACTGCCGTCTGGCCGCCTTTTACTTTCTGCTTCCAGGCGAACCGGGCAAGGGCCAGCATGATTGCTACGCGGCTGGCAAGGAAACGCCTATACTGTTTAATCCAGTCCAGGGCGGGTAGTAGCAAGGGGTAGCCGTCATTATACTCCAGCCTGTAAACAATGGCTTTGTCTGTAGCCTTCTGTGACTGACCGGATTGGTTAATGGCTGCTTCGTCTTTGATATTGGTGGCGCTTCTGTAGTAGACATCATGCGCTCCGCCATGGCGGTCACTCCATTGACGCCGGTAGTATCGCTCGTCCTCAAGGTCATCGTCATCAGTTAAAATCTCGGTTATCTCCAGAGGGTTAATTCTGCGTATGGTAGCTTGTTCACCACCCAGGAAGATGGCAAAGTAAATGACACCATCAACTAGTAGTCTATTGGATGACTTCCTTTGACCTGCCGCCCCTAGCACCTTCTGGTTAGCCTTTGAGTTCCAGAATTCATCAAGTACATCCTTGGTGTTTTCTTCTTCACAACTCCATGTAAGGCCAGGGCCGAATGTATAATCAGTCCAAAGACGGATAGCTTGTTTTGCCAGCGGGTCCTTAACAGAATAGAGCCGGGATAACTTGACGTTACTAATCCGGGCCGACTCAGTGATGATAGCCCCGGCTACTTGACTGAGGTTCAACCAACCTTCGTCCTCAATAGATAGCTCGTCTTCTACGGTCTGAGTGGCTTCCATTATCATAACTTCGAGCTCACCGCCGATAACCCGCTTTTCTAAATATCGCTCTTCAGCGCTTTTCATAGATTCCTCACTTGTCTAATCTGTTTATCACCCACCATCTTCACTATCATACCAGTTAGAAAGTCCCTTTGGTTATCATGCTATGTCCATGTTGCCGACTAGTGGCATGGAGTCGTAGATGATTGTCTCTTCGGTATCGATAGGTTCCGCTTGACCGACAACGCCGTATCTCCTGGCATCCATACCGTGTGAAAAGGCGTGTGTAGTTTTATCAGTTAGCACACCGTTTTTATCCTGAATATAGCGGAAGTTTCTTTGCTCTTTAATACAGTTGGTTGAGTCGGCTGTCCAGTGTTGCCGGTACTGGTTAACCTTCTGATGACCGTAAGCTACGCTCCCGGGTCCCTTGGGGCAACCCTTAATGTTAAACCCAAATAAGGCAATCTCATCTATTGACTTCGGCTCTGAGGAATCAGCCCATATCTCGTCATAGTGCCGGCGGACCTCGAGCTCGTCCATTTTATGAGCTATTGCCTGATTGGTAAGCCCTGACTCATAGATTAGCTCCTGGCTGTAAAGGTTAGCGCCTTTAATGACATTCTTGATTAAGGCCGTTATATCTGTGCTGTACCCGAAGTCAAGGCTGTAGAAGTAATCGCCCTCAGGTAATTGGGGCACTTGTTCGAAGAAGGGATAGACTAAGCCCTCGATTTTACCTATCCGGCCCAGGCCGTAGATATTCCACCAGTTAAGGTCGTTCTTATTCGATTCAATATTGGCTACGACTTCTGGTGGTAAGACTACTAATGCGTCCAGGTAAGTTGAGTGGACATACTCATTGCCTGGCTTCCCTATCCAATACTTGTGTGCCCAAAACTCAGCAACGGGATTCCAGTCAACAATAGTAAATAGTCTGGTTCGTATGTCTAATCCCCTGGCTGTCTCCCAGGGTACGTTATTGCCCTCGTTAATAAAGAGTATGTCGCGCCTGGGGCCTCTTACCTTACCCGCTTCATCAGCGCCAAAGAATTCTACTATAACATCACCGCAACGCCATGTACACTCCGACATATTATAGTTTTTGCATGTCTTTGGGTCCTCGCCTAGTATTCTAAAGAAGTCCCTTATTGCGCCTTTCTTCAGATGGGGTAATGATTCACTTACTATCGATATGATTAAGGGCTCTTTGCTGGTCTGTGCTAATACCGCTATAAACTGTAATACACTCCAAGTCTTGCTTGAAGCTGTGCCGCCTTCATGGAGTACCCTGCGTTTCTTCTGCAACCAGGCTAGCCCCGTCTCCTCGTAAATCCTTGTGCCCGTTATCTCCAATATCGCGCTCCCCTGCCATTAGCCTCTCAGTGATATCCTTGCCACGTTCAGAGAGGACATTGATAATTAAGGTCTGATTATTGACTACCGCGCCACCACTATCCGGCTCGTATATATGGTCCATCTTATTTAGCTCGGCTATGGCTTGTATAGGGTTGTGGAGTTTGATAGTTGTTGATCGGGTTACTCCAGTCCCGATTATCCTTATCTCTTGAAGCGCGGCACTCTTTAATTTATCACCTGACGGATTCCCGATAAAGTCAGAGAAGCGCCCCCGGGTAATCTCAGTCAACACCTGCCTGCGCTCTAGGACATTAGCAACACTATCATCCTCAGCCTTTTGCTGTAATTCCTGATAACGAGCTAAAACTTTGACTTTTCTTGATAGTCTCGAAGCGATAGAAGCCGCCCACTTTGGTTTATATCCCGCCTCAATAGCAGCCCCTGTAATAGGCTTCCCTTCAAACCAATATTTAGCAAATAATTCTTGCCTTGAATTAGTTAATATCATCTATCCTTACCCCAAATTCCTCTTGTTCTATTGACTCTATAGTCACCTTAAAAGCCTGCCCCTTAAAGAGAATCATTTTAACCGACTCAGCTAACTCCGACTCAGGTATATCTAGTTTTACCCTCGTAGACCCCTCGCCACTAATGGTAATTGCCGATTGTATGTCAGGTAAACTAGCGATAAACTTAATTTCCATAATCTCCTTAGTGGCAGGGGAAGAAGGATTCGAACCCTAGCCTTATAGTCTGGAGCTACACACGCTACCATTACGCCATTCCCCCAATAGAAGAAGCCGTCATTACTGACGGCTTACTATGTAGTGGAGGCAAGCAGGATTTATAGCCCTGAGCATTCCATCTGTCAGGCTAACCTAATACCAGTGGGTTCGTGGTTGCTTGCCTCCTCTTAGTTCCTGTAGTCAATATCTGAGGGTTTATTCGTTAAAGGTGAGGGATTCCCACTCCTTAGTTAATTCAGGGTCTAGGTGGCTGTTCCCTGATAGAGACCTTGTGTTGTCTAATTGAATTGAAGGGGTGTCTCTAACCCAATCACAAGAAGAGTCACCTTCGTTAGTAGAGATAGTCTCGCAAGTTTCATTCAGGTCTATCCACTTCTCTATGATCTTTCCACAGTGAGGGCAGGTCTCTACTGTCTTATGAGGGGGAATGTATCCACCCCACGAACCAGCGCATTGATGAGGTGAACCGTCTTGTACCCACTCATTACAATGCCGACAGTAAATCCCGCCTGTTACCATCATCTGACACACATGAGATTCGTAATAAGATACCCACTCACCACAGTTTCTACATTGATATACTTCAATTCCTGTTGCCATTATCACTCCTTAACCAGCCTGTAGTTGCCTCTCCCTTGTTGTAGAAAGCCAAAGTTGTGTCTGCGTAGTTGAGCGGTTGCCCTTTTGTTTTGCTTGAATCTGATTGTTACATGCTTTGAGTCATTGATGGTTACCCCGTAGTAATGAACCATACCGCAATCACAACAGGCTAACTTTAGGGTTTCTTCCTCAGTGTTTACCAAGAACCCTGTATCATCTTTCAGTTTAGTGTACTTCGACATCACTCCTCTATCAGTGGCTCGAAGCTATCAATGGTGTTCATGTACACAACATCACCATCTGTATTATAGTATATAGATTTATCTTCAGGTAACTTTATCACTACGTCTTGAGAGTGGAGATAGAAAAGGATTCTATCAGGGAATCCCTTTGTTAATACTTTGTCATCAATAGGTTTCATGAAAGGCTCAGGGGCAAATTTAGTGTTGCATAGATAATGCCTTATCTCAAGTACTAATTCCTTTATCCCTTCCCTTATCTCTTCTTGTTTAGTCATAATCTCTCATCATAAATAAACTGTCTGGCAATCTCGCACAAGGCTACAAATACAGCATCTTTATCCCGCTCTAGTTGTCCAAGGTTTGCATACGGAACTAAGTCAGGGTGTATACGTTTCTCTCTATCATAGGTATTGCCATATACCCAGCCCATTAGCAGATACGCTTGCATCCAACTGCCATGCAATTCTTCAGGTGACTTTGACCTTTGATCACCACACTGCCGCTCAATAACATCAAGGAACTGTATCCTAAAATCTTCCTCACGTTCTGACCATTGGACAGGTACTATTGGGGCTTCAGATGCAATTGCAGCTAGCCTTGCTCCATTGTAAACAAACTCTGCTCGCCTAGCATTCATCCCTTTTACTCCTTTAGTCATAGTCTCCTTGTAAGGCCAGCCAGTCCTTCGCACCTACCGTTACTGGCTTTGTATCGCCATCTATGGCTAAGTTGTGGCTGGCCTCTTACAATTAGTTGGCTGATTTACACGGGCTACCATTTAACTGATATAACCTCAGTGAATAGTTTTAGTTCCTACTACTCGTTTCAGCACCAGCTATTAACTTACTGACCAGGGATTTGCCTACGCAGAAGACTGCTGTGGCATTCCTCATACGATACGTTTCACCCTGGACTGGTACTTGCTACTTACATAGCCACAGACTAAGTAGTATAGGTTTTCCGATGTATTATTCAACCAGACCACTTCTGTGCGTTCCTATTCCGCCACCAGTAAGCTGTTATCTATTCTAGGCTTGATACCTAACGTGCTTGATAGTGACTACAAAACTAACTGAACCACTTCCAGAACCAGCGTACTTGGCTGTTAAGGTCATTGGTACTACATTACCAACGTCCAGAAAGCCACTGTCTTCAGGTAATGGACTGTCAACAGATAACCTTACGTCCCTGTTATCACGGAATACCCCGTAGCTGACCGGGTAGTTGGCCTCGTTCCGACAGTATACCAGTACCTGCTTACTGAACTCGTCACCCTGCCCTGCCTCACCGAAGTCCATCTCGGTAATGTCGCTGATAGGCTGGGTACAACCTGCATCCTTGTATAGCGCTAAACCTCCCTCGAATTGCGGTTTAATAACCCCTGTTCCCTTAAACTCTGCCATTGTCTCCTCCTTTTACCCACCCAATTATCAAATAATAAATCCACAGCGCATGAAGCACGTTTTTCAGCTTGCTCTTCCGTATCTCCATATGCAGTTAGCGCAAAAGGATTGGTTATAGCAGCATAGTAACCATCACGTAATTCTACCTTTATTTCCAAATCAAAGCTGAGTGTTTTTTTTATATTATCTCCTTACCTTGTACACTCTAAGCACTCACCTACTATGTCAAAGGGTATACCACCTACTCCAAACATAACATCCTTATCTACCCTGTGTATCTTTAACTGCTGGTATATCCTTTCAAGCTTATCCCTCTTAACCGGGTCTATTAACCATTCAAGAAGTGCCGAGTAGGGTCTAACATTTGGGTCTAACATTTTAGCGATAGGGTCTAACATTATGGCCGGTTCTGTTAGACCCGTGTTAGACCTTTTCTGTTTCATGTACTCACGCTGATATTCTTTCTTCTTATCACTACTTAACGGCATATCTTCACCTCCACCCCTAGTCTACCACAATATGTACTACTTTGTCAAGTCTTTCTCTTTACCACAACACGGGCATACATCTGTCTTCTTACCACACGTAGGGCAGTAGCCAGGTTCAGGGTACCAATGGTAAGGATAGTAAGGATACCACTGGTAATAATATGGGGGGAAGATATCCCAATAGGGGTAACTAGAGTAGTTATCGTTAGCAGTTGTCGTTGTAGTGGTCATTGTATTTCCTCCGCTATTTAGGTTTGACTACCATCCTATTGAATAAAGTATAATGACTTACACTATAGTCTAATAGTTTTAAGTAAAGTAGGCTATATTATAAGCCAGTTGGCAACCAAGTGAGGATTAACGAGTATGTTGTCAAATTAAAGAGTATGCAAGAGATTGAGTGACCTGTGCCTGCATTCAACCACTGTCAACTAACCCACTTGCTATATACAACTAGACTAGATAGGCATAGTATGAGAGTAAGAATAAATTATAGGAGGATGAGATGGCTACAGGAACAGAGCAAACGGTCAAGCAATGGTTAGAGGATTTATCTCGTGGGACTACTAGCACAGAGTACGACGCAAAGATGATGCAAAATCTAGTGCGGAAATGTGGCTTTACTCAATGCGAGGTAACTTGTGGGATTGTCTATCTTGAAGGCAAAGGTCACTCAATGGACATCCATACAGTAGCCAGAGAAATCTTAAAGCGACAATAAACTGGCCAAGGTAGAGTATCAAACAAAGGAGGGATGAGATGAAACTTAGTTACCATGAGCTTAAAAAGAGGATTCTCGAACTTGAAAATAGACTTGATAAGACTACTAGTAACTATAGCAAAGCACAAGCCACTCTTACCGAACTCACCTCACTAGAGGCAGAACTAGAACGGAGACAAAATAAACATAACGGCTTTTCTTTCCGGTAAGATGTACTAAAAGTCTTGGTTAAAGCAGAAGGGAGGTACTAATAAAATGATACGTAAAACATTCAGTAATACACTAGAGGCTACCCGGTACAAAGAGGAAATAATCACCAATGGAGGTGTGGCTGTTGTTGGGAAATTGGGAGTTAAGTTTAGAGTATACGCTGAGACGAAAGAACAAATGAAATCACTTCAACCCAACTGGTCCGTTGACCGTTCTAGGAGTTGGTTGTACCAAATTTCTTGGAAAGCAGAGAAATCTATTGGTGGTACTCTTGTGCTCAAGAAGTTAATGGAATCCGGCGAGCTATACAATGACTATGAATCATCAATCGAAGCAGCCCGAATTATGGAGTGGAACGGGGAATTGAAAACTGCTCGTGATGTTTTTCACTTTATAGACAAACCAAATGAGTACGACAAGGTTATGAAACAGATTATTGAAGAAGACCTTGAAGATTACGACTATGAAGCCAAAGAGGAAGTAGCAAAGGATTAGCTTTTAGCCATAACCACTAAAGAAGGAGGTAAACTATGAAAAAAACAGGTATTGAAATGAGCGCGACAGACAAGGAACAACCCTATCGGGTATGGCATGAGGGCTTTATTATCTGGTTTGCTAAGACACGCGAAGAGGCGGAAGTTAAGTTAAGCAAGGCGTTAAATGAAGGAGGTAAAGAGAATGGACATAGAAAAGTTTAACAAGCGTATAGACAGGGTAATAACGGATTACCGGTTCTTTGCTAGTGAGTCTTGGTCTAGCCCTAAAACTAAAGAACACTACTTGGGTCGTATACAAGGCTTAGAAGAAGCAAAGATTATCCTGGAAGGTATAGAGGAGGTAAACTATGAATAAGCTATGTCCTAAGTGTCTAGTCAAGGGCTGGCGTTCCGTGATGATGCCGGCCAATCCGCCCCGGGCTATCATCCAAACATCAGAGTGTCCGTATTGTAAGACGCTACACCGTGACCTACTCGTACAATTATCAGACCTTAAATCTATGAGGGAAGGAAGGAGATACTAATGGAGTATACTAAGGGTGAATGGACTTACCTAGAAGATGATGCAGTAATAGATATTCATGCACCAAAAGTAAGCACGATAGCTCGGATACATAAACGCTGGTCAGATGAAAATCATTTAGCCAACGCCAACCTGATAGCTGCTGCCCCTGATATGTATGAGGCGTTGAAGGAAATATCAGAAGGCAAGGGAAGATATAGCCAAGACCCTCTTACTCATGCTAGTAATACTATTGATGATATGAAGGAATTGGCTCAACAAGCCCTTGCCAAAGTTGAAGGTAAGGAGGAGAAATGACTAACAAAGTATACGTAAGAGACTTTGAGACTCGTAGTGTAATCAAGGAAATTGATGTTTCAAGGGTTTCTGGCACAAGTGACTATGACCGTTTTGTAATGGGACTCATGCGAAACATGGATTTAGATAAATACTTTCTTGATGATGATGAGTACCTAACTGAGCAAGAACACAAAGCAGAAGGACTATGAGCCATGAGCCTCGTTGTATAAGATTGCTACTATGTCCTTGATGGATTGCCGCCTTTCCTCAGCACCTACCCATGTAAAGGTGTGATTTCCGGCAGGGTCATAGTTACTTAGCAATCGTAAGGCCGTGAGTTCCATGTTTGCTTTGCATTGACTTGGAGTTAGAAAACCCTTAGCCCTTATAAGGCACAACCTTAAACCCCTTGCCATGTACCCCTTTCAGTTCCCTTGTTGGTGTAATAATTTTAACCATCACGGCCTCCTCATCTCACTGATTATCCAGAAGAATATAAACAAACCACCTACTATTAACAGTGCATATAAATCAGGGTATGTCATATCTCTTTATCTTCCGGTATAATTCTCCGTACTCTTGAGCAAACCATGTCTCAAAGTCTTTTTCATATACAAGGTACGGCCTCTCTTTCCACCACTTCTTTAACTCTTCTCGCCTCTTATGTAGTCTAATCTTAGATTTATTGCTCACTTTGATATATTATAGGAAGCCCAAAAACACTACTAAGTTTAGAACAAAGACACACTCCACATTTAGGGCAAATGGAA